CTACACGATTAAATCGGCAGCACTTCTTAAAAGTTCACGGTGTGAATTGGTAGGTTCAATAGGAACCAAAACCTCAAATTTCTTTGAGTAAACCCCAGTGGGGACCAATTCAAACTCACTTATAAAGAAGTAACTCCGAAATAGTATTGATTCCATTGAAACAACCCGCGACGACCGTGCCATCGCAGTTCTACAGGCCTGCCTGTAGCGTTAAAGCATTTATTTATTGACATTGCCATGTCATAAGGCTCCTTAAGGAGCCACTGGCACACTCAATTGATAATCGAGCGTAGGACAACAGAGAAACCATAATAAAGTAAAATCAGGCCCTGTTCCAGCATAAGTAGTAACAGTCAAATTACTGGTAGTAGTAGAAGCTGTTTGTTGCTTGAGAAAAATCTCAAGAAACGTACATTCTCTATTAGACCAATCATGAGTGTTACCTAAAATGCTGTCAGTTGGATCTGTATACATAAAATTTGTTCCTTGTTGATGTGGTGCTTGCCAAGACACTGCACCATTAGTGGTTGTGGTTGTAAAAAGTGCCCCTGCTTGGCCAGGATTGCACACTATATTTAAGTAGCGCACTGCGGCACTTTTAGTGATACCAGTATTAATGCTGTTTGCAAAAAGACCAGCTCGCGCATCTTGCTTAGTATCTCTATTAAGACGAGAAATGCGAATATCACTAACCTCATTATCAGCACAAGTGTTAACTGTATAATTGACACTACCTCGATAAGCACCAAACATCATCCCAACATAAGTAATAGGATGGGTAGGTGCAAAATTGAAATTAGCAGTACCAGTTGCAGCAACAACTTTATTTGCTGTAAATTTCCCTTGTGGATCATAACCAAAACATGGAGGAAAACGTGTATATGATTTTACAAACAATCCAGCCCTTGTATATGATTGTGGCTCCATTGAGGATACATCGTACAAGCTTCGCCGATGAAGTAATGTTCTTAAAGAAACAATACGTTCACCAAAGTTCTGTTCATAACGATGTGGATGTTTACCACCTTCATCTCCAAATGTAACTTCACGAGATTCGGTATCAACTTCATCTTTAGCTTGTACATCAAAG